TGCGCCCGCTCAAGGCCGTGGGACAACTCGTCAAGGGCGCTCACTGCGCCCAACGCGTCACCCGCGATGATTACGCGGAGAATCCGCTCACCAGCCGCCACGGTTTATCCCCCCGAATCCCGTAGCGCTTCCGCGTACCCATAGAACATGCGGTATTCGGACAGCGTCAGTTGCCTAATTTCGGCTGGCGTCCAACCGAAGAAACGGGCCAGCAAAGCCCATTCCTTCAGCCGTTCCAGCCTTAGCCGTTTCCCTCCGGGTCGCTCTCGGCGAACTTCAGCTCAGAGAGGCGAACATGCCGGGCGTCTTCGAGGGTGAAAGCCGGGTTCTCCCGGCGCTTGGTCACATAGACCAGGGCCTTGATGACCCTCGCCGACAGGTGGGTTTCCGACAGCGGACGGCCCTTCTCGTCAAACTGCCGCTTGCCCTCCGCGTCCAGGACCGGACGCGACTTCAGCGCCTCCGTGAGCGACTGGCCGGTGATCTCCTCGAAGTCCTCAAGGTCGCCGATGGACAGGTCTTCGGGGTCGAGGTGCAGAACTTCAGACACAGGGGGTCTCCTTAGGAAGTAGAAAGCCCCGCCAGCACTTGGCCGGCGGGGCGCTGTAAAGCGAACCGCGGAACTATTCGCCCAGGTCCGAGACGCGGAACCCGGCTTGCCGCATGAGGCGCATCATGTTCGCCATGTAGACGGCTTCGACCTGTGCGCGCTGCTCACGGATGGCGGGATAAAGGAAGTAGCCGACGCCATCGGCGGGGCCGTCACCACCGACCCACTGATTGCCGCGCCACGGCCGGAATTGGTTGTAGTGCAGCGCGCCGAACTCGGCGCCGAACGCGAACGGCATGCCGCGCCCCAGGCGGACGCTGGCCTGACGGGTGGCCTTCGACGTGGCGAGCGAACCGGCCGCCTTGTTGGCGACACCGCCGAGCCCGGACGCCTTCTCGCGAGCCGCGTCCTTCACCATGTCGGCGGCGAGCTTGTTCGTCGTGGCGACCTCCCCGGCGACTGCCGGGGTCGTCTCCTTCACTGAGCGAAGGAACTCGTACAGGCCCTCAACCTGAATCTTCTGGCTGAAGTCGTTCGAGTAGCCACCAGTGAACTGCTTACCCCGGCCCTGACCCGCCTGGTACGGCATTAGGGAGCCGCGTCCTTCGTCTTGTAGACGATCGAGATCGGCGGCAGCGTGCCGTCGTCAAGGCCAATGCCCGTGAACGTGATCTCGGGAATCTTGGCCCCGTCAACGTGCGGCGGACCCGCGTCGAACCGCGCGTTCGGAATCGTCACCTGGAGACTCCCGCCCTGCGGCGTGGCCCAGTTCATGACGATCGCAGCGGTAGCGCCAGCGGCCGTCAGAGAGCTGACCCGAGCGAACTGAGTCGGGCCGTCAAACTCGCCCTTCAACTCCCAGTTGATCGTGCGCATCTCTTGCTCAAGCGGTTCCTTCTTCTGGTTGGTGGTGGTCATGAAGAACCGATCCACCTTGAGCTTGTTGTCCCCCTTGACCGCGACATCGTGGACCGCGAAGGCGGTCCCGCCGACTGTGGCCGTGCCACCGATGTAGGTGAAGATCTGGCTACCGCTCGGGTACGTCGGAGTCGCCAGCGCAAACGCGCCCGTACCGGCCTGCGGCGTCTCGGTTGCGAAGTCGAGACTGAGCGACATACCGAGCACGCCGTCAACGGCGGAGGTCAACTCCCAGTTGTGGACCTTGCCGCCGGAGTAGGTGAACGGCGTCAGAGAACCGTCAGTGCTGTACCGGCCGACCTGCCACGTAGACGACAGGCCGGTCAGGGTGCCGAGCGTGAAGGTGTACGGGGTGAACCCGCCGACCGGCGCACCGGCAGAGAAGGCGCCTAGAGCGTGCTTGAACAGAAGGCCGAAGTTCGAGTCCTGAACTTCCAGCTTGACTGTGCCGTCCGCCCCCTTGAAGTTCGGAGCCCATCGGTCAGTGCGCAGCACACGGGTACCCGCGCGAACACCCTTGGCGTCGATGCGGCTGTACTTGCCTGCGATGGTCTCGTTTTCGATCTCGAAGAACCTCGCCGGAGCGACGGCCGTCGCGTACGTGGTCTCCTCCACCATCCCCAGATAGGAATCGTGGACGGTGTAGATGGTCATTAGCCGGTCACCCCGCTAACCGGGGCAAGGACGGTCGGAGCCGGAGCCGGGTCAACCGCGGGGGCCGCTGTAAAGACAGTGGCCGGCTGAGGCTGGACGGTCGGAACACCCGTGTCCGTGGGCACGGCGGTCACGTCAGCAACCGGCGCAGCCAGAGGAACAGGCGACGCCTGGACCGCAGCGGCGGCCGGAGCGACGGACGGCGCGGTCATCGGCAGGGCGCCAACGTCCCCGTTGGAGGTCACCTCCGCGAACGACTGGAGCAGGAGCCGGGCCGCCAGCTCGGCGGTAACCGTGACCGGAACGCCCTTGGTGAATACGGTCCCGTCCGGCGTCTCGACCGCCGCTAGTGGACCCGTGTAGACAATGCTCTGAGACAAGAGAAAACCCCCCGTTAGGTGCGTGCAGTGACCTTGAGTTCGCCGTGCATCTGGCCGACCCACCGGTCATCAGCGGGAAAAGAGAGCAGCCGCCCAGGGCTGTAGAGAGACGTGACAACGCCCGGAAGGCCGAACCCGGGGGAGGACTTGCAGATGTCCTCAACGACCCCGGAAAGCTGTGCGGCCTGAGTCTCCGCGTCGAACGCGGATGCCGCCGTGAGCATGACCTCACAGATGATGCCGAGCGTGAACGTCTCTTCCTTGGTTCGGTTCGTCGCCCACCGTTCGTGATCCCAGTGGATTTGACCGAGCAACACCCATTGCACGGGCTGGTCTCGGGGGTCTGGCCCCCACACAATCGGAGTACCGACCAGGCCGGCCGCCGACTGTAAAGCGGTCTGAACCGCCGCCTTGACGACAAGCGCGTTAGTGCTCACGCGACCACCACGCCCTTGGGCGAGATGGTGTATCGAGCCAGCACCGCGTCAACATCCGGAATGCCGGTCTGCCATACGCCGCTACCCGGCGTGGCAAGGGTGAAAGACCCGCCCTCGGTTGCTACGAAAGACGTAGCGCGATCGGGGATGCCCGATGCGATAGCCGCGAGGATGAACCGCCCGCGCTGGAGAGCCGCGCGGTAGATGTCATTCGGGACGGTTGGCCAGCCGTACTCATAGGAGATGACGGTTAGGCCAGGGCCGGGAGCCCCGGAGCCTATCGAGCCGTTCCACAGCTCTTGCAACGTCATCGCCTGCAAGGTGGGAAGGCCGGTAACCACCCCGATAGGGTCGATGGTTAGGCCGGTTTGGCTTACGCCGTCAACCGTTGCGCTAACCACCTTGTATAGGTCGGCATCCGGCAAGAGCACGCTTCCCGTGTTGTCGAGAAAGGTCGTGTAGGTGTTGCCGCGAGGGATGAAAGACCTACCGCAGATGCGCCCGAACTCATCCGTAACCGCGTCCCTTGCAGCCGCTAGCGCGGCCGTTGGGAACTTAGCCGTGTTCGAGAACGCAGGGTCGGAGGCTCGCAGGTCAGGCAGTGCGAACAGCAAACCGCCGACCACTTCGGCGGTAGTCGTCTGGCTTAGCGTCGCCCCAGCCCACGTAACCGTTAGAGGCCCTAGCGTGGTTTGCGGGCCTAACGCGAATGTGTAGACGCCGGTTGACGGCTCGCTAGCCGCGCCGGTAGCCACCGTGGTTCCCGCTGCATTAGTGACGGTAACCGTAACGGCCCCGGCCTCGATCGGAGTCTCATCCGTCATGAAGATCGTGCTAAGCACGCCCGCATAGCCGCGTATAAGCCTCATGCGCTAACCCCCCTCCGGGCATGAGAAAAGGGGCAGGCGTAAGAGCCTGCCCCTTTCTTAACCAGTCGGATTACTTGCCGACCAGAGTCTTCAGCGAGCCGGTCAGGTCCGACAGACCGCCGTCGCCGCGCCAAGTGACCTTGTACGAAACCAGGTCGGAACCCCAGCCGTACTCGAAAGACTTCTCGACCTGGACGCCATTGACCTGGCGCACGTAGTAGGTGGAGAAGTCGCCGAACAGAACGGCGTTGTTGCCGGTGGCCACGGTCGGCATGTTGATGTCGGTGTGAACCGGCTTCCCGAGAAGCATGTCCGGAGCGCCGGAGACCAAGCCGGGCTGCCAGAGATACTGGCCATAGGCGTCCTTGACGCCGCGCAGCTTGCCCACGGTGGCATCCGCCATCAGGAACTTCGCGCCGCCCCGGTAGGCGTCGATGATGCTGTAATACAGCGCGATGATGTCGTCACCGGAAATGGCGCCGATGGTGCCCATGGTGGTGCCCGCGTTGGCCGCGACAGTCGCGGTCAGAACGCCGGTCGGAGTGCCACCGGTACCCGAGCCGACCAGAAGGTCATGCGCGACCTGACGGCCCGCCATGATGCCCGCCTGCTGAGCGATGAAGCCCGCGATGTCGATGCCGGAGTCTTCGACCATCTCCTTCGACACCTGGACGATGACACCGTACTTCTTGGCGCCCAGGGTGAACTGGTTGAACGCCGCGTCGGAAGTCGGGAAAGCGGTGTTCTCAGCGACCGGCGCGACGGTCGGGCGGCCGGTGAGGCGCGGGAACGTCATCGGGTTGCCGCTGCTGGTG